TATTCATAACTATGTCTAAGAATTCTAAGAACTCTTTTTCATAACTACCAGTATACTTAGACTTAGATTTACCATCGCTCCAAGTATATTCACCAGAGATTTTACGATTAGCAAGCATTTTTTCTTGTTGATTAGGATCGTCTAAGAGATGAGTTTTTCCATACTTCTTCATCATTCTTTCCTTAAACATTTCTCTATATGATTCTTTACATTTCTCAGAACAAAATCTTTCATATCTCTCAGTAGCTTCATTCCATTTAGTCTCTTTATGACACATTACACAAGAGCCATGTGTTTTCTTATATCTAAAGTTGAAATAAGCCTGTGCTGGTGACATATCCTTTAGTTCATCCTTGTGAGTAGTTTCCATATGAGTATAAAGAGCTGATTTTGCTTTAGGTTGATCTTTTTTATCATTAGCTACATACTTGTTTTCGCAATAAGGACATTTGTAAATAGTTCTTGCCATAGCATTCTACCTCATTTATTCTTTACTCTCAATTTCAATCCAAGCTTTTTTATGAGGATAATAACACAAACGGAATATGAAATTACTATTAGACGCATCATAAATCTCATATTTTTCCATAGTTTTGTTATTGTATTGATGTAAAAGCTTGAAATTGCCAGCTAGAGACTTTATAATCTTTCTTCCATCAGCTAATACTTTTTCAAAGTTTAGTTGACTATACTGTTCGTATACACCATTTTTATAGTCAAATTCTGGATTTATAAGAGTAAAAGTGAATTTTAATCTATCTGTATAGTTCATAGTATCTTTATATCTATCTACAAACCATCTCATCTGTCTTAACTTTTCCTCATGTAATTTAGATTCATTAGGTAAAGTTACTGAATAAAGATCTTTATAAAATGGTGAAACTTGCATCATTCTTTCAATTTTTTTGAAAGTAACAAATCTTAGATCATAGTTCATCTTATTCATTTCAGCAGCATTAAAGTTATTGATAAAGATGTTTTCAGGAATTTTAGGAAAAGCATCTTTTAAAAACATAGTATTAGCTTGTATTTTTAGTTGATTTTCATTCATCATAGAAATTATCACCTTACTTTACTATAAAATTTCTATATCGTTTTATTAATAGGTTGTTAAGAACAAGCTTTATTAAAGAAAAAAGGGAATTATCATATATGATAATTCCCTTTTTAATTACTTTTTAGTAGCTAACTTTTCTAGTAAAGCTTCTGCATATTTATAAGAAGATAGATAATTCATAGTGTTATTATCAAATCCAAAACGTTTTTGTACTTGATCGTGGTAAGATGGTTTATCATCTTCTTTTACTTTACCATTATAGCTAATATCTAGATAATCTAGAATACCTTTTGCATATGCTACACCTAGTTTTTGCTGTTCTTTAATAGTGTCAAAATCAGCAACATCTTTAGCATTATCAACAAAAAATCCTTCTAGTATAACTGAAGGACAATAGACTGAACGTAAAAATCCAAAATAGTCAGTGCCATAACCATTTAATCTAGTCTTCATACCTCTACTATTTTGACCAATAGCAAGTACTTGCTTTTCTACACATTGACCTAGCTTCTTAGATTTTGATGCATAGGAATTAGTTTGAATTAAAGCTTCAAAACCATCACCACCACCAGCATTATTATGAATGTCTAATGCAATATCAGGTTTAAAAGCATTTGCTTCTCTAATTTCTTCACTAATGTCATCATTCTCTTCTCTAATTCTAGAAATACCTACGATAACACCATGTCGTTCTAACTCTTCTTTTACTTTAAGAGCAATTACTAGGTTTGCTTCAGATTCTTTAACATATTTTACAGCACCAGGATCACTACCACCGTGACCTACACCAAGGAAAACTTTTTTAGCCATTATAATGTCTCCTTTCTATAGAAATACAGTTTTTTAGTTACATACTTAATTGTTTAATAGGTTATTTTTACATTAGATTTACTTAGTAACCAGAAACTATAACTACCATTTCTATTAGGAAATCTTGATAATGTTATATGAGTATCTTTTAAAATAGTTTCTTCTAAACTATAAGCCAGATTCATAGTAACAGACCAAGAAGAAAGTTTTGGAGTAATATGACTGAAATCCTTTTCTATAAATCCGTTATTCTCACTCTGTAAACAATAGCAAATACCACTACCTGAAGCAGCTTGATATCTGAAAATTTCAGACTGATAGGACTTATCAAACTTTAAGGATTTACTTAAATGGTTTTTCTTAATGTTAACAATGATATCGTCTTTCTTATCCTTGAATTCCTTTACCATATCAACAGCAGGTAAACTCATCTTAGGTTGTTTTTCACTAAGAATATTCTTTAAACATTTTTTAAAATCCATATAGATAAAGAATCTATATGTGTCATTACCTTCATTGGTTCTTAAGAAAGTGATAGAAAAATCCTTATAAGCGTAGTTGAGTTCATCAAAAATAGCATTTAATTCATTAATGACTATGTTTTCAGTTAATCCAGATTCTCTAGCTAATTCAAAAATAGAAAAAGTTTCAGTTGCATACTGTTGCATAGTAGATCTGAAATCTTTTTTTGAAATTGCATAAATGTTAGGAAAAATAGTTTTTTCATCATAAGTTTTTATAGAATTACAAGCAGTAGTTTTCTTAATAGCCTCTTTTAATTGCTTATACATTTTTCTAAACTGTTCTAAAGCATCTGTATAAGAAATTTCCTGTAAAGAACTTCCAAATAGTCCTTCATTAAGTACTTTTTCATTTAAAAATTCCATAGAATTGTAACACCTACTTTCATAAAAATACTTTTTTTCTAATTATGTATTTGTTTAACAAGTAATTACAAACAAACCTTTTTAAAAAGGAGGATTTTATAAAGATGCCTACAAATGAATTTGAAGAATGTTTAAAAAAAGAATGTTTTTTATCTATAGATGATTTTGGAAAAGTTTCTACATATGGAGATTTGCCAGCATTAGCAAGATTAGTACAGCGTCTTATAATAATGCAACCTATGAGTTATCCTGATGATCCTGATATGGGTGTAGGAATAGAAAATTATGAATTTGAATTTATGGATAGAGAAACTTTATCTGATTTAAATAGTAGAATAAATAATCAAATTAATAGATATATTCCTTCAATAAATATAGCAAATATTTTAGTAGATATAATAAATAATGATATGGATAGACATAAAAATAAAATTGGTGTACTTATTAATTTTGCAAAGACTAAAGAAGGACGAGAAAATATGGTACTTACTTTTGAAAAAGTTGGTAAGACTGGTAAAATTGAAAGTAAGATTTATATCTAATTTTTTATAATAAAAAGTATTTTATAACACTAAAATAATTCTCATTATTTTAGATAAGGAGGTCAAAAGAATAATGGAAAACATTCCAGTTGAAATTAATGAAGTAATTGATTCTATTGAGGTTACAACTAATAAAGTAAATAATACATCTGATCTAGATGATTTATTAAAGAATAGTTCTAAAGAAGAAATTTTAGCTAAGTTTGCAAAAATACATGATGAAGAAAATTCAGATAAAGAAACTGTAGAAGTAGTTACAACTATTGATGGTGGCAATACTGATCACGCAGATGGAAAGATTGTAGCACATGTTTCTGGTGTCAATCTTGATATTTCTGATATCCCTATTGATGAAGACTCTGCATATGTTAGTTCTGTTTTAGGCAATCTAGATGATGAACCCGAACAAGCAGTAGAATCTGAAACTATGATTGATGAAGTAAACTTTGGAATCGATTTTAATGATAGTGAAAATATCGATTTTACTAAGGAAGCTGACGGAGTAGATCAGTCTGTTGAAGGTGCATTAAAGGATGATGTAGTTACTAATTTCCGAAATGAAGAAAAGTATGTCTATCATTCTTATGCTGATAATAAAGTGTCTACTAGAGGTAATAATCCCAAGTTAGCATTTATGGATAAGATCAATGTTGACTTAAACAACATTACCATCACTAATAAGTCTCCTATTCAACAGGCAGAAGATATCAATCTAGTTTTCAATAGCAATGTAGCTACATTTACTGTAACTTGCTGTCAGTCTGGTTATACTGCGGATATGTCTGGTTTAACTCTATCTGAAAAGAATGCTATCAATAATTCTGATGGTGGTGATTTATTCCAGTTCCGTCAGAGACTATATAAGACTGTCTATAATAAGATTCAGTCTATGTCTATTAAGAAGCCTGACTTTAATACTTGGTTAAAGATTACTTCTTTCAATGATCTATCCACTTTACTATTTGGTATCTATTGTCAGACTTTTATTGATAACAATGACTTTGATATTACTTGTGGTAAGTGTGGTAAGTCTACTTCTGTTACTGTTAACAATCAGTCTTTAATTGAAGTTAGAGATAGAAATGCTTTTAAGAAGTTAGATGAGATTCTAAACTCTACTAAGTCTGGAGAGGAACTAATTGCTACTTCTGTCATTCATAAGGATGAAAGAATTATGCTCAATGATAGTAAGATTGTTGTAGATGTTGCTACTCCTTCTCTATATGATCATATGGTAATGCTTAAGATCTCTAAGCAAGAAACTCTACAAGAATATGCTGATGCATTTAGTGCTATGCTATTCATTTCTCATCTATATATGTTAGATGTTAAGGAAACTTATAGTACTGGTCATGCTGTTTATTATGAAGTAACTGATAAGCCTAGACTACTTAACATTCTACTTAAGCTATCTAGTAGAGACGGTGAACAGCTAGAAAATGCTATTGAAGAGAAGTTAGGACAGTATAAGATTGACTACCAAATCCATAACGTAACCTGTTCTCATTGTAAAACTAAGCTTCCTGGAATTCCTGTAGATATTGAGACTATCCTTTTTACACGGATAAACAGGACGTAAATGGTAACGTAAGTTATAAAGTTTCAAGAGCAGCTGATAGTGATTTTATAGTCTCAGTTTTAGACCTGTTTGCAGGACAAATTTCACTTTCAGAAGTATTAAACTCTGAAATAGCTGTCTTAAAGGAACTATGTGAAGCAAGAAGTAAGCTATTAGAAGAAAAAGAAAAAGCCAAAGCTCAGGCAATGGCAAAAATCGAAAATGATAGAGCTTACGGTGATATCAATAAAATCTATAATCAACGTTAAAAATTTTCATTATACTTTTCTGTAATTAAAAACTTATTGATGATTGATTTATTAATTACAGAAAGTGTGGTGATTCTATGAATCCACGTTTAAAAAAGTTCAAGGATTTGACTACTTGGGTTGAATCTAATAGAGTTGAAAACCTATTAGAAGGAACTTTGTTTTTAAACAATGCTTTTAAATTCATTGATTTACTGGTATTTTTAGATGAAAATTCTTTTGTATATACAGTAATAGAAGGATTTAAAG